TACCGCTTCTGGCGGTGGACTCATGTCTCCATCTTGAGACAATAGATAGTTTTTAATCTTTGTCTTCATCATTTTAACTTCACCGTTATCACCCATAAATGAATCTTCTTTTTGATACATATCCAATCTAAGATTAGTGCCAACAAAATCGCTATGATTCTCTGGATACTTTTTAAGACCACAAGCTTTAGTAAGCCTTGTAAACAATTCTGTGCTTATACGCTTGTTCTCCTCGTTTGTAGCCCATAGGTTATACCACTCGTTGTGATCCTTATATTTACCACCGTCAATTTGAAATGTTACTTTCAAAGTCCAGTTACCAGCTTGTGACTTATATTTGTCAGTAGCTATAATCTTGGCGTTGTGTTCGCCATCTTCTGCGAGTGGGACACCAGTTGGCATCTCACTCAAATTATCCACAAATTCTACATCTCCAAAATCAGACATTAGTTTTCTCCCGTATTGTCGTTAATTAATGAAAACCCTAACTTTTCAATTAGAGCAGTAATATCAGGCTTTTCAAAGTTCTCAAGTTTACCACTACGATCTTTTGCTTTATAGCCTTGTGCATAGACAGTTTGAAGCCATCTGTGTTGAACAGTTTTGCCGTCATCATCTTGACTATCTATTATTCTAAGTGCAAGTACTTCATCAAAGAAGTAAGTAATTGATTCGCCTAATTTAGTACCCACCATTTTCGGTGCGTGTCTTAATATGCCATCATCATTTACTACATCTTCTTTACAAAGAAATAATACGTGCATATGTAGATCTCTAAAAGCACGCATCAAATTAGTTACAGATTCCTGGACATTACCATATGCCATACGAGGATCTTTACTGCGAGACTTCTCCCATGTAAGTAAGATCTCACTTATTTCAGATACTGAATCTAAAACAACCGTATCGTATTGTAATGTGCCAGACTTTAAAGCATCGTGCAGTTGCATTACCTCTGATGCCTCTTTGACTTCTATAGCTGCAACATTGTCTGCATCTTTGATAGATAACAAACCAGCTTCAGCACTTATAACAAGTACCTTACCTGGGCAAGTCTTAGCTAATGTAGTCTTACCAGAACCAGCCATACCATATACCAGGATCTTAGCACCTTGGCTTTGTACGAGCTGACTCGGAGATACAATTCTATTTGTCAATTCCATGTTTTACTCCTTAAATAAAATATAACTTGCATATTATATACTTAATCGTTACCATATGTAAAATATTATTTTTTACATTATGTTGAAAAGGAGAAGTAAATGGAAAACATCAACAAAGAGGATAACACGTGGCAAGCTAATTATTATTTTAGAATGAAAAGCATAGCTACTAAAAGACTCAAGGAATTTGAAACTATGGGCGTTAAACCAAATCATACTGATAGGAAAGTTAAAAAGTATACTCTTAAAGATTACATTGAATTTTTAGGACAAAGAGAAGCAGCAGAAAAGTTTGGTTGTTCTGAAGCGTCTTGCAAGTCTTGGAGATATGGATATAGACAACCTACTATCAATCAAGCAAAACAAATTATAAAAGCGACTGACGGTAGATTGGACTATGAGTCCATATATGGGCCTATATCTGAGATATTAATAACAGAAGCTTAATGTGTTTCAGCTCAATATTACTGAGGACGACTCATCCTTAGAGCAAGCACTTGCCTATTATGATGATGGATATAATGTCGTACCCCTACAAAGATCCAACAAAAAGCCACCACCTTTTTTAAAAGGTTGGGAGCAGTATAAACAGGAAAGACCGCCTAGAGACCTTGTAGAATCATGGTTTAAGGACAGGGACAATCTTGTTGTTGCTCTTGTATGTGGTAAGTTTGTTGTCGTTGATGCTGACTCTCCAGAGGCTATGGACTGGGTTGAAAACAATTTGCCTGCGTGTCCATTCAAAGTTATTACTGGCAAGGGTATGCACTACTATTACAACAACCCACAAAACTATACTACCTTTGCAACAAGACGTACTGCTGAAACACCAATAGAAAGATTGATAGATATAAGAGGTGTCGGTGGTTTGATAATAGCACCATGGAATAGACACGCTAATGGACAGATCTATAAGCCAGTAACATTTGCTGATTGGAAAATACATGATCATAACGATTTACCAGATTTTACAGAAGTTGAGTTTGCAAAAATAACGGGCGTACCTAAAACAGAAACCAATGTCCAGACAGCACCATTTTCATTAGAGGGAGTACAAGAGGGATCAAGAAACGATGGTGCGGCACGTATTGCAGGCTACTTAATATCTAAAAATGTAAACATAGAATTTGTAAAGATCTTTCTACAAAACTGGAACAAACAGAACAACCCACCATTACCACAAGACGAGATAGATGGCGTAGTAGAAAGTGTTAAAAATACTCACGATAGAAAAAATCAAATAGCACCATTGTTTATACAAGCATCAGAAACGATACAAAAACCAAAAGATCTTTTTAATCCACCAGGTTTGCTTAAAGATATGTTTAACTTTTGTGAAGAGATTGCACAAGTACCACAACCAGAGTTATCTCTTATCGGTGCTTTATCATTAGCAAGTGTTACTTGTGGTCGTATTTACAGAACTGACATGAATAACTTTTCATCTATGTACTTCATGGGTATAGCAAAATCTGGACAAGGTAAAGAAAACATCAAAACATTTGTGGAGTCTGTGCTTAATGCTAGTGATCATGAAAAGCTTGTAGTAGGCGATGGCTATACATCAAGTGGTGCTGTTCACTCTGTTCTTAAAATGCGACCAACACAAATTACCATCATGGACGAATTTGGTAAGCGTTTAGAGGCTATAGGATCATCACAAAACACCAATAGAGAAGATGGTATACAAACACTCATGGAAGCATGGGGTAGGTGTCATGGAACCCTTAGACCAGATAATTACTCACTCATGAATGTCCAAGAACAATATAAAGAAATGATGATGAACCGTGTTACTCATAAGCCAGCTATAACCCTTGTAGGATTATCAGTACCAAAAAACTTTTACAAAGCTTTAAATAGTGGTCGTATAGCAGATGGTTTTTTGAATAGATTTGTAGTAGTTGAATCAAAAGAACCAAGAAGAGTAGGTGAGCTTAGAAGATTTAAAGAACCACCTACATCAATTGTGAACTGGGTAAACTATATTAGAAGACAAAGGGGCAACATGGATGATGTGGCACGTGATAATGCAGAGATAGATCTTGGTCAAGTTGTGCTTACCTTTGATAGACAATCACAAGAAATACTACAAGACTTTGCACGAGAAATAGTAAAACGACAAGATATACTGGAAAAAGACAACCTAGAGCCACTTCTAAGCCGTTCTAAGGAGAAAGCCATGCGTTTATCATTACTTTGTACTCTGGCATCAAATGCGGACGCTAGAGCGATTACAGGAGATGTAACACAATGGGCTGTAGATTTTATTAGGTATTATGATTTATTGTTTATAGAAGCTTGTAGGGACAAGGTTGCTAGTAGTGCCATGGAGTCTAAGATCAAACAGGTGTTATCGTTTATTAGATCCAGGAATGGCGAGGGTATATCAAAACGTGAAGTAGATAGACATGAGCTCTTTCGTAGCATGAAGTCTTATGAAGTAAAAGAGATTATAGAAAGGTTAATGAACGCAGGCGAAATACAAGAGGTAGAAATAAAGATAGGTGGTAAAGGCAGACCAGCTAAAAGGTTTGTAGCTGTTGATCCTACTTTCTTTGAAGAATGAGATTACAAGTACTTCCAATGACCATTCGTGATGCTAATGACTTTGTAGATAATTTTCATAGACATAACAAACCAGTTAGAGGTGCAAAGTTTGCTATTGGTGCTTCCTATGAAGATCAGCTCGTAGGTGTAGCGATAGTAGGAAGACCTATATCAAGAAATTTAGACGATGGCTTTACAGCAGAAGCTGTAAGAGTGTGCACAAATGAAACATCACCAAATAATACAAATTCTTTTTTATATGGTAAGTGTTGGAGAATATGGCAACAAATGGGTGGTAAAAGAATGATTACGTATACATTACAGTCAGAGTCTGGATCTAGTTTGAAAGCTGCAGGCTACAAAATAATAGGAGAAACTTCTACAGATAAAAACCATAAAGGATGGACTACAAGACCAGGTAGAGA